TACTCCTTGTGCATGGCAGCGAGCTTGCGGTCAGGCATCGTCTGTACCTCCGTCCACGACCTTCACCAGCAGCACGACCTTTTTGCCATCCTTGCGCTTCCACTCATAGCCGCCCTGCAGCTTGCCTTCCTTCTCGTTCAGGCACTCGCTGAGCATGTAATCACGCACAGAACAGATTGCTTCATCCGTCACATCGGACTTGTTTCGCCACATTTGGGGCTTGCCGTCCTTTTTCGGCATCAGCGTTCCGGCGTAGATTCCGAACACGCCAGCAGAAACATGGTACTTAGCCATTATTCGGCACCTCCATTCTTGGTAGGGACATTTATGTCCTTCGCAACCTCGTTGAACAGATGTCCATTGGTGTAATACAAGAGCCGAGCTTCCGTATACATAAGCTGATTCCATTCTTGAGCAAGCCTTTTAAGCAACTTGCTGGGCTGTTCATACGGGACAATCACTTCCACCTTCTTGTGCCTGTGGAATCCGTAGCCTTTGCAGAATGCCCATGCGACGGTCACATCGTATGTATTTACATATGGCTTCTTCCCGCAGATCGGACACTCAAAGAACGCCACATCACACGTCCTTGCCATCATTCCGCGCCTCCATCTTCTTGCCGCAATAAGGGCAATGCGTCAGCTTGATTCCGTGCCAGTCCATGCCGCAGTGCTTGCATTTCTGGTAGATCATACGGTATCCCCATCCTTTTCTCCGAAGTAATACCCAGCAATGACCTTCCAGCAGAAGAAGGACAGCCACACGGTAGCCTCCCGGAAATCTGCATCATAGCCCATAACCAAGCCAACCTTGAATGAGCCGTTTTCCCTGTATGTATTGAAATAGAATCCACGTTTACGAGTTGGCATCTTCCGCACCTCCGTCCATCTTCGCGCCGCACGAATGGCAATACGGCGGATATCCTTCCGGGTTGTCAGGCTTTGCTTCCCAGTCTGCCGGGCTACACCCGCACTTGCTACACGCAGGGAATCCAGCCATCATCACCCACCGCCCATGCACCACCGGCACAGCGTCGATGGTGGGGGCTTCGTCTATCAAACCAACCACCTGATACCGCTGAATAAGAAAACCGCCAGCGCCCATCCTCGTCCCATCGAAAAGCACAATTCTCATGTCTGTGGAAAACGCTTTTTTCAGCGCATTCGCGTCAATCAGCCGCTTGTCAGACATCACAACCACCCCTCTTGTTTTCCAACTCCAGCCATGCCTTGATATACCTCTTCCAACAGCAATGATCTCCATCATCGGGGCAACCATCTCTGCCGCAATCAAGAGAAAGCATTTCATCTATGTTGTTGTAATTACAAGGAACACTATCCCCCATAAGGTTTTCGAGCATTTTTGCAACCACATCAATATGTATTGCATCCACACTCGGAGCCATGCTCACCTTCGCCAACACCGCATCGGTGCGGACGTAGGGCAGGCCCTTCACGATGATGCTCTCCTCGCGTTGCAGGGCCTTGTGCAGCCTGCTCCGGCTAATCAGGTCATTCTGCACCGTAGACCTCCTCGTCCTTCCGCCGCCACTTCTCCACAAGGGCGTGGAGCTCGGCCTTCTCGTCGTCGGTGAGCATGTCCGGGGTGAAGTCGCCCAGCATGTCACGGTATGCGTCGTTTTCTTCCTTCTCCAGCTTGTATTGGGTGTGGTAGTCATGGTACCGGCTCTCGATTGCGCATGCCTTGGCGATCAGGTTGTCAATCGCTGATGCCATGACACCCCTCCCGCAGCCGGTCACCTTTTCGCACAGGTCATGATCGGCCAGCAGTTGATGCTTGATGGAAATCAGCATGGAAATACTGCGCGCCGGGATGAAAAGGTGGTCATTCATGGTCTTTATCCTCCTCCTGCAAAATCGCCCAGATGAGCCGCCCGCCATCCGTGATGCCGCAATTCAGAATCTTGTAGCCATGCGCGGTGAAATCATTGAGAGCGTCCTCGAAGGCTGCCTGGTCGCATATGCCACGGAGCGGTCTTTTCAGGATCACATGCTTCATTTGTCATCCTCCTTCACAAAGTGCGCAGTGCAAAGCGTTGATACCAAAGCGGTGACAGCACACGCGAGGGCAGAAGTACCGCCGATCCAGCAAACAAACAAGCCAACTAACTGACCGATGAGGATGCACTCCCAGCATATGAGTTGATTTTTCGGACTCATTCTTTGCCGACCTCCTTGCTCCTGTACGCCTCCAGCGCCTTGCGGTACGCCGGGGTGTTCACATAGCCGCAGCACTTGTCCTCAAACTCCGGGCAGAATCCCCGGTAGATGCACTCAGGCACCATCACCGAGGCCAGCACCGGGTCAACCTCCTTAACCAACGCCTTGACCTCCTGCCACGCGCCCCGCGTTTCCGGGCTTGCTTGGCCGCACAGACGGCGTCGGGAGATGAAGATGAGCGCTTGTGCATTGGCCTCGCACTCGTGGCTCACAGGGGCGTTCTGGGGGCTCAAATCGCGATCCACGCCGGTGCGGTCAGACCGCTGCGTCGTGACCCAGTGCTCAATGCCGCCGTGGTGCCGCACGAAATGCACCGACACCCAGCTTTTCAGATCCTTCCACTTCCAGGAGAAGCGGAGCTTGCGGATGGGGGAGTGCTCCGCCAGCAGGATGGTCTTCTTCCAGCTGTCGGAGGGGTACGCGCCCGCGCCATCCTTGCTGATGGTCGTGCGGGCGGCCTGTTTCACCTTGGGCCATGTGTCGGCCCAGTCAAACCATTCGATCATGGTCAGCCCTCCATGTTCAGAATCATCAAAGCAGTTTGCGGCCACTTCGTGTCACTGCCCCAGCCGGGCGTTTCGCTCTGCATCTTGTAGCAGGGCTCAATCTTTCCGTCTATTTCCAGCTCAGGCACAGCCCAGGTAGACGCAAGGTATGTATAGCCTTTGAAGTACGGCTTGCCATCCAGGAAAATCGTGCCGCCGGTGTACTCCCAATCGCCACGCAGACCCGCATACGCATCGCTGCACCCGCTGGCCTTGATACGCCTCGCCGCCTCATTCCAGTCAAACACCATCAGCTCACAGCCACGGTGTGCTTCGCCCATCGCGAAGGCTTCCATAGTGTTCATTCCTTCTGAGCCTCCTGTACTCTCTCATCATCGAACGGTGCGCGGAAGTTGATCCACACGCCCGCCTTTTGCAATGCTTCCTCAATGACTTCATCCTTGTCCAGGGTGTTGATGATGTAGCCGTCCATCCGGCGCAGGAAGCGCGTGTTGCGCTTCTTGCCGTAGCCTTCCAGGTCGTGCAGGGCCATCACCGCGCCGGCGTAGCAGGTTCTCATAGCGAAGTTGCATGCGGCATCCCAGCCCTCTGCGTAGCCCTTCTGGAATGTGACCTCTCCCATCGGATGCGTCCGCCGGTGGTTGATGATCTGCTCATTGATGTACACGATCCTCCGAGCTTCCTTCCGGCGTTGCTGTCGGTTCATTGCTTTCCCACCTCCTTCTGCACAAGTCTCTTGCGATTTCGCGGTGAATGTCCCTTGACAGGCAGCCGCACGACCGGGTGCGCTTCTCGCGGAGGTTCACGCCCAGGACGGTCACCACCGCGCCGCACTTGCAGCTGCACAGCCATTCAGGCTCGGAGCGTAGCACCCGCCCGCGCTCATCGTACTGGCGGCGCGTTCCCGCCCTCGCCAGCACTTTCAGGCGGTCAAAGTCTCGCCCGGTCAAATCAATCAGCACGCCCATCTTACTTCCTCCCGCGGTACACCTTGTCGCCAACGGAGTAGCGGTAGTATGTGTTTTCATCTACCACCCACACCGTGCTCCGCTTTCCGTCCGTGCTCGTGATACCCAGCGAATACACCCAGGGCGTGTCGTCGTTTGCCGGGGAATATGCCGGATGGTGGGTCTTGCTGTCGATGTAGCCCGTCATAGGGGACGGATTGACCGTCAGCAGGTAGAACGTGCCCACCAGGAATACCAGGGCAAGGCCCAGGCAGATGATGCTGATAATGATGTCGTTACTCATTTGTGTCATTCTCCTTTGTGTGTTCTTTCAGCCATAAATCCGCGGCGTACTCGCGGTATATGGTCATGAAGTCGTCCAGCCGCATCGTCACGAGGATGTCAGCGTTGTTTTTCTTATGGAATACGGCGGGGATGTTGCCCTGACCGCCCGCCTCAGCGTCGCGGACGGCTTGTGCCATCCAGGTGTAGAGGCTCATTTTCTCTTGGTGCTTCGCCTCGCAATGTATGCCAGGAAGGCCTACCACATCGGACGCATCGCCCGTGTTGCCGCAATATTGGGCCGTTCTGCGGGCATCGTAGCCGTACTCCCGGAACCGGGAGGCAAGGGCGCGCTCGAAGCGCTTGCCCTTGTCCCTTGATGCTTTGCCCATTCAATCACCACCTTTCAGCAGCTCAGGGTTGTCGTGGATGTTGCCATCAACGCGGTATACAGCATCATGGTACATGTAGTAGAACCGCTTACGTTTCTTGTCATCAATTCCGAAGGAGCCGTCCTTGAACACGATCACGCCGCGCCCGGACAAGCCTCTGGTGCGCATCTGAACAACGTCCCCCTCGAAAATCTTCTTGCCGTTCTTGTCGGAAAGGCCGGTGTACTGGCCCACGGTTTCGGGGATGACTTCGAAATAGATGTCACCACCAAAGCACCCACTTGGATGCTTATGATTGACAATGTAGGCATGGATGTCAGGCTTGCCATAGAACTCTGTATCTTTCACAAGTAAGCCTTCAACCCATTCGTCGTTGATAACCTTCTTGCCCCGGAACAGGATCTCACGCATGACCTGCACCACCTTTCAGCGTGGCCTCCGCTTCCTTGTTAACAGAGGCCAGCGTCTGACCCTTCTTCAAGCCCACCATCCACGCGGGCGGCGTGGGCATGTCCTGCTCCAGGGGCCGCCACAGGTGGAGGCAGTACGGGTGGGTGTTCACATATTCGCTCTCCGCCGGGTGGTACTGGACGACGACTTCATCGGGGTGGAAGAACATGTGCTTGATCTCGCACATCTCCTCCCAGGTGGGGCAGCGGTGATTGAAACTGACCGACACATGCTCCCAGCCGCCGCCGTTTGAGAATACCACCGCAGCGGGCCGCTTCTTCGGGGAGCTGGCCAGGAGGGCTGTCGCCCACCCGCCATCCTCACCCGCTCGAATGATTGTCAGGCGCGGAACCGCCAGCAGCTCTGTCAACGTCTTCATGGCTCATCCCCCCATGTTTGGCATCAGGCAGTCCCAATACCAATCGTCGAACTTAGTTTCCTTGTCGGTGACGATTTCTCCGTTCACGATCTCGACGGTCTGCATAAACTGCATGCCACGTTCAAAGCCAACGATCTTGATGTCGATGTTGTGCTTCCGAGCCTTGTCCAGATAGGGAGCAGATTCAACACCCCATGCGGCCTTGAAACCGTCGATGCATACCGTTTGCACGCATTCGGGGTCATCGTCAGGTTCTACAGAAATAGAATCGCCATCGATGAAATTGCGTCGAGTATCTTTGATGTAATTAGACGGCCAAATGTACTTCTCGCCACATTCTGGACGGCTCAGCGTGATTTCATAGCCATCGTCGTTGAATACAAGATCACGTTCAACGCTTCCGAGGATGTTACCAGCCGGGGTGGCGACAAACATCAGTTCATTTTTGAGAAAACTCGCAATACCGTCGCGCTTGCCACGCAGGCGGATGTTACCTTCAACCCAATTCGGCATATTGTCATTCCTCCGTCAGGTAGGGAAGATCCCTGTCGATGTCATCCGGCACGTTGTCGGCCCACACATAGCTGTTTTCGAGGATGTATGTGTTGTAGGTGGCCGCCGTGCGGTTGGCGCGGATCATGGCCTGGTCGGCCCAGCCGCGCTTCTCCTCCGAGTCGCTGTCCTTGTACTGCTGCCAGGTCAGCTTGTCCGCCTCATAGCTGGCGATCATCGCCCGGCAGGTGTCTTCAACCTTTTTCAGGGTCTCGTAGCGCGTCGCGTCGTCCGCCTTCTGCACCGCGTGCATATGGGTATTCATATCAGCGCGGAAAAGCGGGGAGAAGTTGTACAGCAGCACCAGCGCGATGATAAACGCCGCAATGGCGAGCACAATCTTTTCGCCCTTACTCATTGTCGCTCACCTCGTAACGCACAACGGGGGCATCCACCACGAAGGGAATATCGCTGTACAGGTATTCGCCCGTCCACTCGACGTACTTGCCGTCCGGGGTGAAGAAGAAGATGCCGTTGTCGTTCTCGCCGTAGCTGCCATCAACGTCGGCAAGCCATTCGTTTTCATATGCGGAGGAACCGTTGATATAATCGCCAGCAACTTCGTAAAACAGAGAATCCGGGGTCAAGAAGCTGTTCAGGCTGGAGACCTTGCCGTCAACCACGAAGGAGCCGACTGTCGCATTGCCCGCAAAGAGGACGATGTAGCCCAGGGGCCTGTCGATCTCACAGGGCAGCGTGATCGCCTTTTCTCGCATACCATTGACCCAGTATGCTCGGCGGATCAGGTTGTAGCGCTCCAGGCTGTACTCGATGTCGGACGGGGTGGGTTGGCGTTGGGCCAGACCATGCGCGTTCTTTGTCGTCTGGGCAACGTCGGCTTCCGTGCCGGTTGCCACATACTCGTCACAGCTGCAAAGGGCAAACATCATCAGAACGAGAACGAGAACCAGGGCAATACGCTTCTTCATTTTTGCTTTTCCTTTCTTTCAGTCGGGCCGTTCATCAGAACGGGAGTTCATCGGTTTCAACCTCGGTGTAGCCGCTATTCGGCACCGCAGGCGCGGGAGCCGGAGCAGCAGGCGCAGCGGGTGCCGCCGCCTGGTCATCGTTGCGGCTGGAAAGGAACTCAACGTCCTCCGCCGTGACCTCCAGCTGCACGCGGGTGCTGCCGTCGTTGGCCTGATATGTGCGGTAGCTCAGAGGGCCGGAGACGAACACCTTGCGGCCCTTGGCCAGGAACTTCGCGCAGCTCTCGCCCAGGCCGCGCCAGGCATTCACGCGGAAGTACATCGTGTTGTCCTGGCCGTTGCGCTTCTCATTGACGGCGATGTCGAAGTTGCACACCGTCACGCCCTGGGGGGTGGCGCGCAGCTCCGGCGGCTTA